CTAAAAAAATGCCCCGGGGGACCTTTTAGAGTGAAGTTTTCACTCCCGGAAAGCCTCTGGAACTAACTCGAAAGGAGTTGAAACTATGGCTAGTAGGCGGAGAAGTGATCCTGAACCGGCGCAAACTCCTCGTCGAAAGGCCACAACTCCTGAGGGCCGTGAGAATCAGCTCGTGGCGTTGGCTGTAGACCTCGCCGAGCAGCAGTTAAGAGAAGGTACTGCGTCAGCTCAGGTCATCAGTCATTTTCTGAAGCTTGGGTCGACTCGAGAACAGCTTGAGCAAGAACGTTTAGCTCATGAGAACATCCTGCTTCAAGCTAAGGCTGAAGCTATAGCTTCATCCACCCGAATTGAGGAACTCATAGTCAACGCTGTTGCTGCAATGCGACAGTACACCGGTCAAGATCCTCCTCGAGAAGAGGAAGATTATGAGCGTTAGAACTTACACCGAGCTATCTAAACTAGATGACATACTTTCTCGTTTTTCGTATCTGAGACTCAACGGTTATCCCGGAGACAAGACTTTCGGGTTTGATCGATGGATCAATCAAGCATTCTATCGTTCGCATCAATGGCGGAGCATTCGAAATCATATTATTGCCCGAGATTTGGGATGCGATTTAGGAGTTAAAGATTTTGAGATTCATTCCAGATTGTACATTCATCATATGAATCCCATGACAAGAGCTGACATCATCGATGGCGACGAATCCATTCTTGATCCCGAGTTCTTGATCACTACTACCCAGGGAACTCACAACGCAATTCACTATGGCGATGAAAGCCAGGTACCCGGAATCTTCACTCCGAGAGCTCGTGGCGACACTAGACTATGGTAGAAAGGAATTGAAATGCGTGCAGCAAACATACAGGCTCTGACCAACGATATGAAGATTCGTTGGCCTGGCATGACAATCTATGGTGTCGGAGACGATGCTCACAAGCTCCATTCATCTGATCACAATGAAGATGATACCGCTGGTTCGAGAGCTGAACAGTCCGACGCTGATAATGTTCCTGAGCATCGCGCTATCGACTGCATGGTGACTGCTGGATTCACCAAGTCTGAGGCTGCCGCCTTCGTCTACCGTCTTGTTGCAGATGCTCCGTCGCAACGTCGTCTAAACTATGTCATTTGGCAAGATGGCATCTGGTCCAGAAGTTCTGGCTGGAATCGTCAACCATACAATGGTCAATTTCATAGTCATGTTCACGTGTCTGGTCTAGCGTCGGATGATGAGAACACGGCGAACTGGCCGATTGTGTTCGCTTCGGGTGGTTCAGGTCCGAGTGCTCCTCGTCTTCGTCGTCAATGGCCCAGCTTTATTCCCACAAACGAGTATTTCGGTCACATCAGGGGCCCGGCCAGGTCTCATGGCGGCTACTATGCCAAGGAGCGCCCGGAAATTCAGGCAATCCAAGAGCGTCTGAACTTCCTTGGTTACAACGCCGGCGCTGTTGATGGTGTCTTCGGCGATCGAACCAAGCAAGCTGTGACTGCTTGGCAACGTGCTCTCTACTCGAGTCAAACATCTCGTTACGGCGAGGTTTGGACCGACGACTGGAAGCGTCTGTTCACTTACTAGTCCACCGAAGGAGGTGGCCACATGGAGCAAAGCATCCTCAAGAGCGTCAAGAAGGTTCTCGGGGTCGAAGAGAGTGACACTTCGTTCGATCTTGATATTCTGATTCACATTAACTCCGCCTTTGGCACGCTGAATCAACTTGGCATCGGTCCTGACGATGGATTCGAGATTGAGGATGATGCGGCCGAATGGAGCGACTTCTACGGCACCGATCCTCGTTACAACGCTATTCGGACATATGTGTATCTCAAGGTCAAGACCGTGTTTGATCCTCCGCAAACATCATACGCGGTAGACGCAGTTAAACAACAGATCATAGAACACGAATGGCGTCTTAACGCTTATCGAGAATCAACCGAATGGACAGATCCAAACGTCGTTGAGGTCTGACCTGGCTTCCCGAAAAGGAGGTACGCATGCCTGAGCTTACAATTGTCGCTATCCCTTGTCGGGACGATTACGTCTGGAAACTTTCCAGTGAGAAAGTTCCACATTTGACTCTCATGACATTGGGCGAGGTTTCTGACGAAGCAACCGATGAAATTGACGAGTTCCTCGAGCATATTGCCGATGTAGTAATGTGTCCCTTTGGGTTGGATGTTGACTATCGAGGAGAACTCGGCCCAAAGAACGCAGACGTTCTTTTCTTCAAGAAGTATTGTGTTGAAATATTAGAAGAAGTTCGATCATATCTTCGAACTAACGACTATGTCGATCGAGCTTATAATTCGATAGAACAGTTTCCTGAATGGACTCCGCACTTGACAATGGGTTACCCCGAGTCTCCCGCACATGAGGATACTCGTGATTATCCCGGCACAAGGTGGGTCAACTTCGACACGGTTGCTCTATGGACTGGCGACTACTCCGGATACGAATATCGTTTGGATTATTCAGACGAGAATCAGATGTACATGTCTTCATCCGATAAGAATAGTCTTGCCCACTATGGTATTCGTGGAATGCGATGGGGTGTTCGTCGGTCTCAACGAAAGTTGGACAAGGCTAACAAAGTTCGTTCCACTGCATCTGAAGATTTTGCCAAAGCTGGCGACGCATATTCCAAGATCAAGAAGACTGGTGTTCATTCGGTAAGTAATGCTGAACTTAAGAGTGTGATTGATCGGATGAATCTTGAGAAGCAATACGCCTCGCTCGCTCCGCCTTCTAAGGGTTCTCAGTTCACTAAGGCTGGGGCAAAATTTGCCGGAGACGTCCTTCTCAATGTTGGTAAGCAGCAGGCCACTAAGATTGTGAACGATCAGGCAACAAAGATTGTATCAGTTGCTTTCAAGAAGTAAGGGGTCACGATGCGTATTGCTAGTACAACCATTTCTATGTATGCGCATCTAACAGCACTTCAAGAAGAACGTGATCGACGGTACGCCGAAGTAGCTGAGGAACGTGATCGACGGTATGCCGAAGTGGCGATAGAACGTGAGAAAGCTCTAAAGATTAAAGATGAAGCAGATCGAAGAGCACTTACTTTGGCTGACGAAATTCAGAAGTATAAAGATGAGAAGGCCAATAATCTTCGAAGTCAGATTGAAAACGAACGAGGAAGTTATGCCACAAAGGTCGATCTAAATTCTTTGGGCAAAGAATTTCAGGCTATTGTTAAACCATTAAACGAGTTCGTTTCTCGTTCGCGCGGGGGAGGGGCTGTTTGGGGACAACTGGCTATTGGATTAGGTCTTCTTCTTTCAGCTATAGCACTGTTTGTGAAATTGTAGAAGGGAGGATTGGCAATGACGTTATCGAACAGAGCAGTACCGATTTATTACGGCAAGTTCCGTGATGCGGTGCTGCGCGGTGAAATCCCTGTGAATCGAGAGATCTCCATGGAGATGAATCGTATCGATTCGTTGATTGCCAATCCGTCGATTTACTATGACGACCAAGCAGTTGAGGGATTCATTCGTTATTGCGAAGGAGAACTAACTTTAACTGATGGTAGCGATTTCTACATGTTACCATCATTCAAACTTTGGGCGGAACAAATTTTTGGGTGGTATTACTACATACAAAGAAGCGTGTTTGAGCCTGATGGTAAGGGAGGTGGTCGTTTCGTCGAGAAGACAATTCGAATGCGCCTAATCACTAAGCAATACTTGATTGTAGCTCGAGGCGCAGCCAAGTCTATGTACGCCGAATGTATTCAGAGTTACTTCCTTAACGTCGACACCTCGACAACACATCAGGTCACTACCGCCCCAACAATGAAGCAAGCCGATGAGGTAATGCAGCCGTTCCGAACGGCCATAACACGGTCTCGAGGTCCGCTCTTTAAGTTCCTAACCGAGGGTAGTCTTCAGAACACAACGGGTAACAGAGCGCTTAGACAGAAGCTTGTATCAACCAAGAAAGGTATTGAGAACTTCTTAACAGCTTCTCTCCTAGAAGTTCGTCCAATGACCATCGCTAAGCTTCAAGGCCTTCGTCCTAAGGTCAGTACAATCGACGAATGGTTGTCTGGAGATCTAAGAGAAGATGTTGTTGGTGCTATTGAACAAGGAGCTTCAAAACTTGATGATTGGTTAATTGTTGCCATCAGTTCTGAAGGAACAGTTCGGAATGGTTCCGGCGATACCATCAAAATGGAACTCGCCAAGATACTTAAAGGCGAGTATCGAGCTCCACACATCTCGATCTGGCATTACAAGCTTGATGAAATTGAAGAAGTAGCTGATCCGGCGATGTGGATCAAGGCTCAACCAAACCTAGGTTTGACCGTTTCCTATGAAACCTATCATTTGGACGTTGAGAGAGCTGAGAATGCCCCAGCGTCAAGGAATGACATTCTGGCGAAACGGTTTGGTATTCCCATGGAGGGATACACGTACTTCTTCACTTACGAAGAGACGCTACCACATCGTAAGCGAGAATTTTGGGAGATGCCTTGTGCTCTTGGAGCCGACCTTTCGCAAGGGGACGACTTCTGCGCTTTTACTTTCTTGTTTCCATTGCCAGACGGGGCGTTTGGTGTTAAGACACGAAGTTACATCACATCTCTCACTCTTAAGAAACTCCCTGGGGCTATGCGAAACAAATACCAGGAGTTTATTGAGGAGGGAAGTCTTCATGTGCTTGAAGGAACAATTCTCGACATGATGGAAGTTTATGATGATCTCGAAACTTTCATCGAAGCATCCAGTTACGACGTTCGTTGTTTGGGATTCGATCCATATAACGCCAAAGAGTTTGTGACTCGATGGGAAATTGAGAATGGTCCTTTTGGCATAGAAAAAGTGATTCAAGGCGCTCGAACTGAATCGGTACCGCTCGGAGAATTAAAGAATCTTAGTGAACAACGACTCCTCTTGTTTGATCAAGCCCTAATGACGTTTGCCATGGGTAATGCAATTACTATGGAAGACACAAATGGGAACCGAAAGCTTCTAAAGAAACGTTATGACGAAAAGATTGATAATGTTTCCGCAATGATGGACGCCTTTGTATCATATAAGGTAAACAAAGAGGCATTTGAATAATATTTATCGAACAGGAGGTGTTACGTGGACTATCGAGTGAAGAATAGCTCTCCTGAGGATCTATTAGCTCACTATGGTGTTAGAGGAATGAAATGGGGCGAGCGTAAATCTAATCGAAAACAGATGCGAGCTCTCAATAAAGCTTCTCGAAAGAGCGATCGTGAAGAACGAAATCGCCAGATTGATGCGGCTCGAGGTCGTCTTCATAGTGGAGAGTTATCTCGCGATTATACAGTCGCTAAGACGGAGTACAAAGTTCAGCGCCATGTTGTTGGAAGACGAGAAGCGGGTAAGGTTCTTAGGGATAAACAAGAAAAACTCGATGCTGAATACAATATGTCTAAACAGGCTAAGCATGGAGCAGAAACGACTGCCGCGGTTCTTGGCACTGTTGGCGGAGTTGTTCTTGGTACAGCCGCAGCCGCAATTCTTACTCGCCGATAGCTTGTAACATTCAAACGAACGTTAAGGAGAAAATTCAATGAGTCAGATCATCAAGAACGTAACTGTTGTTGAGTCTGCTGAGCCGGCGAATAACCAGCTTATGGAGCGTGTTTCATTTTTCAACGAGGATGGAACTCCTTACGAGCTCGCCGGCGTTGATGGTTCCGAGGTTAACCTCACTGGATACACGATCGCCGTAGCCGCCGATGATGTTGACGCGGCTGACTCGGTGAACGAAGCCGTGGGTAAGCTTGAATACCGTTTGGCTACGTTGGAGACCAGCGAAACTGGCGAAGTTGATACCGCTGCCGAAGTTCGGGCTGTTGTTCTAACCGGTCTTTCCCTTGCTACTGCAACTGCTGTCGTCGACACTGACACTATTCTCGTGGCTCTCGGTAAGCTTCAGGCACAGATCGACGCCCTGTAGTCACCAGTCCGTTTCTTCCTTGGAAGGGAGGTGACATATGGCTATATTCTCGCGCATAGCGGCTGCCTTTGCTCATGGTTGGAATGCTTTTATAAACACAAATCGAGAAGTTCATTCGGCAATGGGGGCTGTTAGTTTTGGAAGTAGACCCGATCGAGTTCGTCTAAGAACTACCAATGAACGATCAATTATATCCTCGATCTTGACTCGATTGGCTATTGATGCTGCTGGAGCAGATATTCGGCACGTTCGCGTGGACAGTGAGGGTCGATATTCGGAAGACATTAAGAGCGGATTTCAAGATTGTCTAACGGTCGAGGCCAATATCGATCAAGCCGCTCGGCACTTCCGCCAGGACATCTTTATGACAATGTTTCAAACGGGCGTTCTTGCTGTGGTTCCCGTCGATACAACTCTGGATCCAGCAAACGGTGGTTTTGATATCAAAACCATGCGGGTTGGCGAAATCGTAGGTTGGATGCCATATCACGTTCGAGTTAATCTATACAACGAACGAGAGGGTCAGCGAGAACAGATCACTCTCGAAAAGAGATTCGTTGCTATTGTTGAAAATCCGATGTACGCGGTTATGAATGAGCCTAATTCGACTCTTCAGCGTCTAATTCGGAAGCTTAATCTACTTGACGTGGTCGATGAACAATCAAGTTCTGGAAAGCTTGATATCATTATCCAACTGCCGTACGCTGTTAAATCCGAATCTCGTAGACAGCAAGCAGCACAACGTCGAACTGATTTGGAATTCCAGCTTAGTGGTAGTAAATACGGGATTGCTTACGTAGATGCTACCGAGAAGATCACTCAGTTGAATCGGCCAGCTGAGAACAACCTTCTAAAGCAAGTTGAATACCTTATAAACATGCTCTATGGGCAACTTGGTCTAACCCCAGAGATCATGAATGGTTCGGCCGATGAGAAAACCATGCTTAACTACATTAATAGGACGATTGAACCGTTAGTCGTGGCTGTCATAGAGGCCATGCGTCGTGCTTTCCTCACCAAGACCGCCCGAAGTCAAGGACAATCTGTCGTAGCGTTCCGTGATCCATTCAAGTACGTGACGATGAAGGATTTGGCCGAAGCGGCAGACGTCTTCATTCGAGGAGAGGTATTCGAAGCAAACTTCTTCCGGTCAGCACTTGGTTACAGGCCATCAAAGGATCCGAAGGCAAATGAACTTCGAAATCCAAACATGCCGGAAGAGCTACCACCGGCTCCGTCGGAGTCAACTAAACTGACAAAGAAAGAAAAGGAGGAGAGTAGTCAAAATGGAAGCTGATTTCAGCGGCTATGCCACTAAGGCTAATCTCAAGTGCTCCGACGGACGAACCATTACTGTTGAAGCGTTCAAGCACATGGACGGTAAGCAGGTTCCTCTGGTCTGGGCGCATGGCCACAATGATCCTGAGAATGTTTTGGGGCATGTTCTATTGGAGGCTGTTGACGATGGCATGCGTTGCCATGCCTTCTTCAATAAGACCCCAAAGGGTCAAGCAGCGAAGGCTCTTGTCGAACACAAAGACATCAACTCGCTCTCGATTTGGGCCAATGGGCTTGTCGAGAAGATGATCGGTAAGACCAAGCAGGTCCTTCACGGTATCATCCGTGAGGTTAGTCTGGTTCTTTCCGGGGCAAATCCAGGAGCTCTTATCGATTACATCGCCGTTCAACATGGTGATGGTGAGCTTGAGTACCTTGAAGATGAGGCTTACATTTACACGGGTCTTCCGTTGGAGACAGCGGCATCTCATGCAGACAATTCTCCAGATAATAAGACGCTACAAGATGTCTACGACTCCATGACTGATGAGCAAAAGGCAGCGTGTCATTACATGCTCGGAGTTGCTCTCGAGAATGCCGCCATGGAACAATCTGCCGTCGAAGAAGACGACCAAAACGAATCGAAAACTGAGGGCGATGCTCTCACTCACCAGGAAGGAAACACCACCGTGTCGAAGAACGTCTTCGAGCAGAACGGCACGTCGGAGGGTGAGAAGCACACCCTATCTCACGACGATGTCAAGAACCTCTTCGCTGCCGCTAGGTCTGGCGGATCGCTTAAGGCCGCCATGGAGGATTATGCCCTTTCTCACGGCATCGACAACATCGAGCTCCTCTTTCCGGACGCGAAGGCAATCACCGATCGCCCCGAATGGGACAAGCGTCGTACCGAGTGGGTGGCAACCGTTCTGAATGGAACCCACAAGACTCCCTTCGCTAAGATCAAGTCGCTCTCGGCCGACCTGACTCTGGATGAGGCCCGCGCCAAGGGTTACGTCAAGGGTACTTTGAAGAAGGAACAGTTCTTCGCTGTTTCTCGTCGTACTACCGGTCCGACCACCGTCTACAAGAAGCAGAAGTTGGATCGTGACGATCTACTCGACATCACGGATTTTGACGTGGTGGCGTGGCTTTGGGGCGAAATCCGCCTCATGCTTGAGGAAGAACTCGCTCGTGCGATCTTGATCGGTGACGGTCGCGATGTTGAGGACGAGGACAAGATCAAGGATCCTGCCGGTGAGTCCAGTGGTGATGGGATTCGTTCGATCCTGAATGATCACGATTACTACGCGCAGACGTTCAACGTTAATCTTCTGAATGCCAGCTCGTCTTATGCCGAGTTCATCGATACTGTTCTTCGGAACCGTCGCTACTACAAGGGTACCGGTCTTCCGACGATGTTCACCACTGAGGTGGTAATCGCGGAACTTCTTACTCTTCGCGACGCCGTTGGACGTCGGATGTTCCGTACGCTGGACGAGCTGGCTACTGAGCTTCGTGTATCTTCTGTAGTCCCCGTCGAGGTTATGGAAAACGAGACCGACGTTCTCGCGATCCTCGTCAGTCTTCAGGATTACAACATTGGTACCAACAAGGGCGGAGAGATCACGCAGTTTGATTTCTTCGACATCGACTACAACCAGTACAAGTATTTGATGGAAAGCCGTCTTTCCGGAGCTCTTACGAAGTTGAAGTCGGCTCAGATTTACAAGCAGGTTGCCGGTACCGATACTCTGGTGGTTCCGAACGCTCCGACCTTCGTGGCTAGCACCGGTGTTGTAACGATTGTGGCCACTACTGGTGTTATCTACAAGAACAAGGACACTGGCGCTACTCTGTCTACTGGTGCTCAGGCCGCGATCGACGCGGGCGCTAGCATCACTGTGGTAGCTACTCCGGATACTGGTTACTACCTGGCCGATAACGTCAACGATGAGTGGACGTTCACCCGCGACGACGCGTAGTTCGGAGGTAGTACCCGATGGCAAAGTTCCATGGCGTAATCGGGTACGGTGAGTCAACCGAAATCTCTTCCGGAGTTTTCGAAGATACTATTGTAGAGATCGCATATTCTGGCGATGTTATACGTAATGTTCGAAAACTTCGGGAGGGAGATCAGGTTAACGACGATATTTTGGTCCAAAACTCTATCAGTATTGTCGCGGACGCCTACGCCAACGAACACTTCTTCGCCATTCGTTATGTTGTGTGGCAGGGTGCACGCTGGAAAGTCACGGATGTGGAAGTTCAGCGCCCTCGTCTGTTATTGAGGCTAGGGGGTGTTTATAATGGGAACACGCCTTGAGTTACAAACTTTACTTGAGACGTTAACTTCCGTTGTATATTTCCAGCCTCCGGATGGATTATCGATGGAGTATCCATGTATCGTATACAAACGCGACAACATGGGAACGGACTTTGCCAATAACTCTCCGTACCATCTAACTACGCGATATTTGGTGACAGTAATCGATCGGAGTCCCGATAGCACCATTACTCCTCTGGTCGCTAGCTTGCCGTTGTGTATCTATAATAGAGGATACGCGGCAAGAAATCTCAATCATGACGTGTTTAATCTCTACTTCTAAGGAGAAGTAAACAATGACGGCTCTCATTTGGGACACCGTCGGCGAGCGGTTCTATGAGACCGGTTGCGACCACGGAGTCCTTTACCGAATCAACCCAAGTGGTGTTTATGACACTGGTTTCGCTTGGAATGGTCTGGTTTCGGTTACCGAATCGCCAACTGGTGCGGAATCGACCAAGACTTACGCCGATAACATTCCCTACCTGAATCTCATCTCCATCGAAGAGTTTGAGGCTACGCTCGAGGCTTACACCTATCCTGATGAGTTTGCTGAGTGTGACGGATCGGCTCAGCCTGAATCTGGTGTTCTCATCGGTCAGCAGCCGCGAAAGTTGTTCGGTTTGTCGTATCGTACGCGTGTTGGTAACGATCTCGAAGGTACTGAGCTCGGTTACAAGCTACATCTGGTGTGGAATGCCTATGCCGCGCCGTCGGAGAAGGCCTACAATACGATCAACGATTCGCCTGAGGCAATCACTTTCAGTTGGGATCTTACAACTACTCCGGTTCCGATGACTGACTTCAAGCCTACTGCCAGTATGACGATCGATAGCACGAAGGTCGATGCAACGGCTCTGGCTACGCTTGAAGCAATGATCTACGGCAGCGTAGGCGTCGATCCGCTTCTGCCAACGCCAGACGATGTTCTGGCTCTCTTCGCCGGATCAGTCACCACTACCGCCATGCCTACGGCACCGTCCTACGATTCGGGTACGGACATCGTCACCATTCCGACGATCACCGGCGTCATCTACTACACAGATGCCGATGGCGATCTTCCTTCTGGCGCTTACGGTCCGATTACGGCCAATGTGCTCATCAAGGTTCGTCCGGCTACCGGATACAAGTTCCCCACGGGCGCGGACGACGACTTCCTCATTATCTTCGCCTAATTCCTTTTATAACAGAAAGTGAACTAGAGAATGCTTCAAATCATTGTTCCAATAAAGGAAGCCTTTGACGAAGAGAAAAGCGAATTCGTTCCACTTACTACTTTTGTCTTGGACTTGGAGCATTCTCTAGTCTCACTGTCAAAATGGGAGTCCTACTACAAGAAACCGTTCCTTAGCAAAGTAGAAAAGACCTCAGAGGAAACTCTCTGGTACATTAAAGCTATGGTTTTAACTCCGGAGGTTCGTCCAGAGATCTTTGCGTACTTCTCTAAAGACAACATAAAAGAGATTAACGATTATATCTCTGATAGTATGACTGCAACTACATTTGTTGAACGTAGTGGCTCAAAGATTAACCGTGAGGGAATCACTTCAGAACTCATTTACTATTGGATGATTGCATTAAGTATACCTTTTGAATGTCAACATTGGCATCTGAATCGACTGTTAACATTGATCAAGGTTTGTAATCTTAAGAATTCTCCACCAAAGAAGATGAGTCGACGTGAGATGCTTGCACAGCAACGATCGTTGAATGCCCAAAGAAGACAAGACATGGGCACTAGAGGCTGAAACGAGGACACATGACACGACTTTCTTGGGGATCCCGAAACGAAAGATTCTTCGAGTCTGGCGTAGATCAAGGGGTCCTTTATGTAGATAGTGATTTGGGTGTCGCTTGGAACGGATTGATTTCCGTAACTGAAAAACCTTCGGGTGGTGAATCTAGATCGTTTTATCTAGATGGAATAAAGTACGCAAGTTTCTCTGGCCTAGAAGAGTATAACGCAACTATAAATGCATATACGTATCCGGATGAGTTTAAGGAGTGCGAAGGAATAGCTAGAGTCCGACCTGGTTTGTTAGCAACACAACAAAGAAGGAAGAGCTTTGGTTTATCATACCGATCTATGATTGGTAATGATGTTTTGAGTTTGGATTTCGGCTATAAGATTCATATTGTGTATAATGCGTTGGCTACCCCCTCGCAACGCGTTTTTGCATCTGTTGGGTCTTCTATTAATGTCGCAGATTTTAGCTGGGACATAACCACTCGTCCACCAGTTATGTCTGGATATAAAAGAACTTCGCATCTAGTGATTGATACCAGATACGCCGCGCCTGGAGCAGTATCTGAAGTTGAAGATATTCTCTATGGTACGAATGACACAACACCTCGTCTCCCAACAATAGACGAGTTGATTGAAGTGTTTAATGCGTATACGGAGTTCATGGTAACAGATAACGGAGATGGAACGTTTACTGTTATCGGGTTGGACTCTATAATCACGATGATAGATAGTGATACGTTCCAGATTGATTGGCCAACAGCTATATTCCTTGATGACGACACATTCCAACTCAGCTCTTCTTAGAAGGAGAGGACATGGCTATTGTAACTGGTCTTACAGCCGAGAAAGCAAATGAAAACTTTGCCGCCTCTGTTGTTGGAGGCTCATTCAACGGATTCGGTCATTTGATCCTTGTTACTGGAGACGCCACTGAAATTGATGCGGGTCTTCCAGATTCCATTATAGATGCTAGCGAGACCGAAAAAGGTCTTATTGAACTGGCTACAACTGCTGAAGTAGCTACAGGTACCGATACTGTGAGAGCTGTTACCCCTGCTGGATTAGCTGCTCTTGTTGCTACAAGTTCTGCTAAAGGAATTGTGGAGCTTGCTACCAACGCAGAAGTAGCTACTGGTACCGATACCGCTAGAGCAGTTACACCTGCGGGATTGGCCGCACTAGTTTCCAGTGCTACAGCTAAAGGGATTGTAGAGCTTGCTACCGATGCGGAAACAATCACCGGAACAGACGCAACTAGAGCGACTACTCCAGCGAGTGTCAAGGCTGCTACGGATGCTATTGCGGCCGCAAGTATAACTCCTCGCCCGCTAGGCATTGTTGCCCGTAGAACTAGAACATCAGGTAGTGGTGCTACTGCATCGACTGCTGGAGTTGCGGTTATTAAATTATCATATGCTGTAATCTCTGGTCGTGGTTATAGAGTGTTTACTAATGCTCTTCATTTGACTAGTGGTTTAGCTGATGAAGTCGGAGCTGTTATTCGATATACGACACTATTTTATGCGCTTCTCCTGCCACCATTGCTAATGCCGGCCGATATAATGTAGTCACGATTTCGCAACTTTACGTACCTGGATCAAGTCATACATTCAAATTCACATTGTTCGTAGCAAGACTTGCGGGAACTGCAGGAAACTCGTCTATTGCTGCTATCGATGGTGGAATTGAACTGGGTCTCGAAGATCTTGGTGTTCCCGTTGCAGACGCTGGTTCAGGGGCCGATGTCTAGTGGGGTGCGGAAATGTTCTCCATATCATCAAGCGGCTCATTTAGTAAAACACAGGCTTGGTTACATCGTTTGAAGAACGATCAACAAGTAAGAATGATTCTGGAGCGTGGTGCTTTAAAGGGTGTACTTGCATTGCGCCTTGCCACGCCAGTCTTAACTGGTAGAACTGCATCCTCCTGGGGTTACGAAATCAGGAAAGTTAAAGGTGGATGGATTCTATATTTCACCAATTCTGATATCGAAAACGGTTTTCCAGTGGCAGTAATGATCCAATATGGATACGGAACAGGCTCCGGGGGTTATGTCCAAGGTATTGATTACATTAACCCAGCCTTAAAGCCTATATTTGATGAAATTTCAAACGAGTTGTGGAGGGCGGTGATCTCTTAATGAGCAGTATAGACGAGCGCGTTGTCAGTATGAAGTTCGATAACGCTCAATTCGAGCAAGGAATCAAGGCAACGCTCGCGTCACTGGACGCCCTCAACAAGAGTCTCAAGCTTGAAGGGGCTACCAAAGGCCTTTCGGAGCTTAATAATGCTGGTAAGAATGTTCAACTTGGTCATATTTCAAGCTCATTAGATAGTATTGCTAACCGTTTCCACGCAATGTCGGTTATAGCCATTACGGCTCTCGCAACAATAGCTCACAAGGCTGTAGAAGTTGGTGCTTCACTCGTCAAGTCTTTGACGATTGACCCTTTGAAGACTGGTTTTGCAGAGTACGAAACTAATCTTAATTCGATTCAAACAATTCTAGCTAATACCGGCGCAGCTTCTGTTTCTTTAGAGCAAGTAACTGCAGCTCTCGATGAGTTGAACCAATACGCTGATCTTACCATTTACAGTTTCTCTGAGATGGCAAGGAACATTGGTACTTTCACTGCGGCTGGTGTAGCTCTTACTCCTGCGGTATCAGCCATCAAGGGTATTGCTAATCTTGCGGCTCTATCTGGGTCAAACTCGATGCAGGCTGCTACAGCTATGTATCAGTTGTCTCAGGCTCTCTCAACTGGAACCGTGAAGCTTATCGACTGGAACTCGGTTGTTAATGCTGGCATGGGTGGTACGGTTTTCCAGAGAGCTTTGACCGAAACTGCTGTTGTAATGGGAAAGCTTAACGCCGGCGCCGTGACGTTGTCCGGAAGTATGAAGACAGTTAAGATCGACGGCGATTCGTTCCGTAGTTCTCTCGAAAAGGGATGGCTTACCGCCGACGTTCTAACTAATACGTTGGCTCAGTTTACTGGAGATCTTAAGGATGCAGAACTTGCGGCACTTGGTTTCAGTCAGACACAAATAACTGCAATTCAGCAACAAGCGGCCACAGCCAGAGCTGCTGCCACAGAAGTAAAGACCATGACCCAGCTTCTTGGTGCTTTAAAGGAATCTGCTGGGTCAGGATGGGCACAAACCTGGCAGTTGATATTTGGTAACTTCACTGAAGCTAAGAAACTTTGGTCGGGTGTATATTCTGTTCTGGATGGAATTATCGGTGGATCTGCAGATGCACGAAATCAATTGCTCAAAGATTGGCGAGAAGCTGGCGGCCGCGCCGATCTTCTTGAGGGAATTGGCAACATATTCAAAGCCTTCGCGGCATTTGTAGAGCCAATTCGTGAAGCATTCCGAACTATATTTCCACCAACAACGGGAAAGCGCTTGGCGGAGATATCGGAGAATTTCCGAAAGTTTACAGAGCAATTAATTCCGAGCAAAGAAACGTTGCAACAGATTTCTCGTATTGCCCATGGTCTATTTTCAGTTCTTGATGTTGGTTGGACCGTTATATCTATGGGTATCGGGCTAATTGCAAATCTTCTTGGTTTCGCCTTTGAAGGTTCCGGAGGGTTTTTGGAATTCGCCGCGTCAATTGGCGATTTTCTGACGGTCCTTCGACTTGCCATCTACGAAGGCGGTACCATTAATGAGATATTTGAGAATCTGGGACGTATTCTCGAAGTTCCGATCGAAATGCTTCATATTCTAGGTCGAGCCATAGCCAAGGTCTTTGGTGGTGTCGATACAGAAGCTGCGGCCCAAGGTGTGGCCGATTTCATCGGTGGCGTTAATGTTCTTGGTGGTTTGGCCGATTTCGTTGTCAATGCTTGGGAGAAAGTCCTCTCAATATTTGATGAGCTTTGGAAAGTAATGGCGCCCTTCGCAAACAATGTTGCTGAGTGGGCCCACAATATCAGTCAGGCTGTTGGTGGATTAAACTTTGAATCCTTGTTGAATGCGATCAACACGGGCGTGTTCGCAGGATTCCTGGTTATGATTCACAACATGTTAGGAAAGAAAAATGGAATTTCTGCAGTAATTAGCCAATTCACCAGTGTTCTCTCGTCGATGCAACACACTTTGCAAGCAGCGACTTTAATGCAAATAGCTATAGCTATTGCTGTATTGGCCGCGGCTGCTCTTGTGCTTTCGGAGATTGATTCTGAGAAGTTAGCTAAGGCTCTTGGTGCTTTGGCTATCATGTTTACACAACTTCTTGCTGCGCTAGCCATTATGACTGGGCTTCCCAGCGTCAATGTGATTAAACTTTACGTTACTGCCGCTGCATTAACTGTTCTAGGTGTGGCTATTAATATTCTAGCATTGGCAGTACGTCAGATGGCCGCCATCGACGCAAAAGACCTACACAAGGGACTTATCGCTACAGCTCTTCTTATTGCAAGCGTTGTGGCAGCCGCCCGACTCCTACCAAGTGGTGCCGAGTTAGTAGGTGTAGGTGTAAGTCTTCTTATCTTGTCAACCGCGATCCTAATCTTGACGCAGTCGGTTAAGCAACTATCGACGCTCGATTGGGAGGAGCTGGCAAAAGGTCTTTCCGCGGTGGCAGGATTGCTTGCGGCATTGACTCTATTCACAAAATTTGCACAAGCAAATGCAGCAGGCATATTAGGTAGTGCTGGGATTGTTATTCTTACTGCCGCCATTAAGATCTTGGCCAGTGCAGTGATGGATCTATCCAGCATATCCTGGGAGAACATCGGTAAGGGAATGGCTGTTCTTGCTACAAGCTTGGCTCTTATTGGTGGAGCGCTAATTATATTGTCCGATGCGGCTCCTACCGCGCCTTTATCGGCATTAAGTATAGCAATTGTTGCTGCTAGTCTGTTGATTCTTGCCGAAGCAATAAAGCAAATCTCGGGTATATCCTGGGAGAACTTTGGCAAGGGTATGGCGGTTATTGGTGGTTCACTTCTTCTTATCACCGCCGCATTAGTAGTACTTTCTGATGTTGCGCCAACGGCGATTCTCTCTGCCGGAGCAATTCTCGTCGTAGCTTTGGCAGTTAAGATTCTCAGCGAAGCTATAGCTAATATGAGTGAAATGTCCTGGGAATCCATCGCCAAGGGTCTTGTGGTGATGGCTGGAGCATTAACGATAATTGTAGTTGCTTTGAATGCTATGACCGGAGCTGTTCCAGGAGCTATTGCTTTGCTCGTGGTTGCCAGTTCACTTACAATTCTCGCCAGTGTTCTAAAAGTTCTTGGGAACATGTCGTGGGGTGAGATTGTAAAGGGTCTCATAACTTTGGCTGGCGTTTTCTTAGTGATTGGTGTTGCGGGCGCCGTTCTTTCTTCGGTTATTCCTGCTTTGTTGGGTCTTGGTGCCGCGATCGCTCTTATCGGTCTTGGATTAGCTCTCGCCGGCGCGGGCATATTCTTGTTTGCGGCAGGTCTCACAGCACTAAGTATTGCTGGGGCCGCTGGAGCAGCCGCCATTGTCGCCATTCTAAGTGCTATCATAGGTCTTATACCAGCGATCGTTCAACAAATTGGTGTTGCTTTACTTATTCTGATTGACGTCCTCGTTGAGGGTGTTCCCAAGATAGTGGCATTGATTGTTCTTCTAGTTACACAATTACTAGACGCTTTAGATGGTCTTCTCCCAAAGATGGGTGAATTCATAGTAAAGTTGATTTTGGTTATTCTTACTATTCTTGAGAAGTCGATCCCGCGTCTTGTTCAGGCTGGCCTTAATATTCTTATCGGAATTCTGTCAGGAATTCGAGATAATATTGGCATGGTTTCCGATGTGGCTACTGAAGTTATAATCGCACTTCTTAAGGCTTTGGGTCGTAATCTACCTAAGATTGTTGACCAAGGATTTAAGACTATTATTGCCTTTATAGAAGGAATTTCAAAGGCAATTGAAGCGAATTCTGATGAATTAGGTGAAGCTGGTGCGAATTTGGCCTTCGCGCTGGTTCAAGGTGTGGTAAAGGGTTTAGGTAGTTTCGGACATCGTATCGTAGAAAAGTTGATGTCAATAGTTAAGGGTGCTTGGGGCGGCGTCCTAGATTTCCTAGGTATCAAATCACCGTCTACAGAAGCTATCTGGGCATCTCGAATGGTAGTTGAAGGACTAGTTGTCGGTCTCGATCGATATTCTGAAATGGCCGAAAAGGCTGCGGGGGATGTTGGTGAGAAGACTTTAGCTGGTCTTTCA